CCAGGATGAGAAGATCGCGGCCTTCTACCTGACGACGCCATACTATGATCAGCTCTACCCACAAGGCCCAGGTGCGCCGCGGCTCATGCACCGGGTGCGCGTGCCCGCGAGCGAGATGATCTACCTGCCCTTCTGCCTCGAGGATGAGGCGGCCACGCGCTCGGCACCCGCCTCGCATGCCGCGATGCGCAACTTGCGCGAGCTCGGTGCCTACGTCGAGGCGAAAGTGATCGCCAGCCGGGTCGAAGCTTGTCAGATGGGTTTCCTGATCCCGCCGTCGAGCGAGGAGGTTGGGCCGCTCGACGAGCAACAAATGATCCCGTCAGAGATCGAGGCCCAGCCCGCCGCCTTTCCGGAGTTGCCGCCCGGCTACGATATGAAAATGTTTGATCCCAAAAACCCGAATGGCAACGAGGGCGAGTTTCTCAAGGCCATGCTGCGCGGCATCGCCGTCGGTTTTGACGTCGACTATCCCACGTTTGCGAGTGACTTGCGCGAGGTCAACTTCTCGAGCATCCGGGCCGGGATCCAGGAGTCGCGGGAGGTCTATAAATTCTGGCAGCAATACTTTATTGAACACCTGCACCGCGAGGTCTATCTCTCCTGGCTGCGCTCGGCGATCGGCGTCGGCGCGATCGAGGGCTTGCTCGTGCGCGACTTTGAGCGACTCACGGATCCGAAATGGTTGCCGCGGGGCTGGGGTTATGTGAACCCGCTGCAGGACGTCGAAGCCGACTCCAAGCGGGTCGACAACGCTTTCTCGACGCGCACCGCCGTCGCCGCCGACGAGGGCGAAGATTTTGAGGAGATCCTGGCGATGCTCGAGCAAGAGCAAAAGCTGGCCAAAAAATACGGGATCACGCTGGTCTCAACTGAGCGCCCGGCGCAGGCGCAAGCGGCCCAAGCGGCGGCCGACGCTGCCTCACCGAACGGCTGACGCGCAGGCGGTGGGCTTCTAACAGGCGCGCAGAAAACAAACGCGGTGCATAACATGCCACGCCGTCGACGGTCTCAGCTGATCGTCGGCGGCACTTTTCTTTTCTGGGCCAACCAATGCCAGCCACGAAAACGGATCCGCAAGAACTGATCGGCAAGCGCCAGGTGCGCACCTTTGCGATCGATGGTGACCAGGCCAAACGGGCGACCTCGATCGACGAGGAGGCGCGCACCGTCGAGCTCGCTTTCGCTTCCGAGGTAAAGGTCGAGCGCTGGTTTGGTACCGAGATCCTTTTGTGCGGTGCCGAAAACGTGATGCTCGATCGGCTCAATGCAGGCGGCGCGCTTTTGTGCAACCACGAAACCGACGAACAGATCGGCGTGGTGGTGCGCGGCTCGGCACGCACGGATCCGGATCGCGTTTGCCGGGCGACGGTGAAGTTTTCCCAGCGCCAGGCGGGCCTCGACGAGTTCCAGGACGTGAAGGACGGGATCAGATCTTTGGTTTCGACGGGCTATCTGATCCACGAGTACACCGTCGACGAAGATACCGAAACATACACGGCGACGCGGTGGGAACCGCTCGAGGTTTCGCTGGTCTCGATCGCGGCCGACATTGAAGGCGCGGGCGTGGATCGCGGGCTCGATGCGGGCGGTATTGATCGACCACCAACAGCAAACGAGATCGCAAAATTCAAAGCACGGGCGCAGGCGCTCGGGCTCAAAGTGGTCGACAAAGAAGGAGCGCAACCAATGGCAAACGACGACAAAGAAAAACAAGAGCGCGAACGGATCGCCGAGCTACCACCCGCACCGCCGCCGGAGCAACGGGCCAGCGCGGGCGCGGTGGTCTTAGGCGAAACGCTGGCGCAGGAGCTCGCCCGCGATGCGATCGCCGAGGGCAACACGCTCGCCGAGTTCCGGCAAAAGGTTTTTGAGAAACGGCGTGAGCGCGAGGCGGCGACCAAAACGCCCGTCGCCAAAACCGGAAACGTGATCGACTTGACGGAGCGCGAGAAAAAACAGTTTTCGATCCGCAACGCGATCCTCGCCGACTACAACATGCGCATGGGCCAAAAGGATCAAGAGTGCTTTGAGCTTGAGATCTCGAACGAGATCGAAAAACGCCTCGGCGCTATTCACTCCGGCTACACGCGCCACGGCGGCGTGCTGATACCCACCGGGATCGCGCTGCGCGGTGGGGCCGAGATGCAGGAGCGCCGCCTCGCGGCCCAGCAAGTGCGCGCAGGCCTGGCGGCCAAAACCACGGGCAGCGGCAAAGAGCTGGTATTCACCGAGTTCGGATCGTTCATCGAATTGCTGCGCAGCAAAGCTATGGTGATCGCACTCGGCGCGACGGTCTTGCCGGGCTTGCAGGGCAACGTCGGTTTCCCGCGGCAGATCGGCGCGGGCACGCTCACCTGGGGAGTTGAAAATCCCGGTGCCGACGTCGCCGAGTCCAACCTCACGCTCGACCAGGTGGTGCTCTCGCCGAAAACGGCGCAGTCGACCACCAGCTACTCGCGGCAACTACTGGCCCAGTCGGCGATCGACGTCGACGGTTTAGTCATGGATGACCTGGCGGCGATCAACGCGCTGGGCATCGACAAAGCGGCGATCGACGGCGTGGCACCCGCGCCCGTCGGGATCTACACGGCCTCCGGAGTCAACTCGGTGGCCTTTGGCGGCACGGTGACTTTCGATCACCTGGTGCAAATGGAAACCGAGGTCGCCAGCGACAACGCCGACGTGGGCACCATGGCCTATCTCTGCACGCCGCAAGTGCGCGGCAAGGCGAAGGTCACGCCCGAACTAATCGGCACGGGCTTCTCGCAACCGATCTGGCGTGATGGTCAAGTCAATGGCTACCGGGCCGAGGTCACCAACCAGCTCGCGAAAAACCTGGGCGTCGCCACGAACGAGCACGAGATCATCTTTGGCGTTTGGGCGCAGCTCTTGATCGGCGAGTGGGGCGTGCTCGAGATCATCACCGACCCGTATGCCAAGAAAAAGCAAGGCATGATCGAAGTGACCTCGTTTTTACTCGCCGACGTGCAGCCACGCCACGGCGAAAGCTTCTGCAAAGGTACGGGCCTGATCCCGTAGCTACCAACCGCACGGGCCGGGCGCGTCTTTTCCTGCAAGCGCTCGGCCGTCGCGGTGGACTTAGACCAGGAGGGCCACGCGGTGATCGATCTGACGACGCGAGAAAAAGAACGCTATTCGATCCGGCGGGCGATCGCGGTCGACGCTGCGCGCCGTTTAGGAGATCGGCGGGCGAGCTCGTTTGAGCTCGAGGTCTCGCAGGAGATCGAAAAACAACTCAATACCATTCACGCGGGTTACGAGCGCCAGGGCGGCGTGCTCGTGCCCACTGGGATCGCGCTGGGCCAACCGCAAGAGCGCGCTGGTCTCGACACGGTCACGGCGACCAAAGGCAAGGAGCTTACTTTCGACGAGCCGGGATCTTTCATCGACTTGCTGCGGCCTCATACCTGGGTGCTCGCGCTGGGCGCGACGTTTTTGCCCGGGCTCAAGGGCGACGTGGGTTTCCCTCGCGAGGTGACAGGCGGCAAGGTGAACTGGGCCGCAGAGAATCCCGGGGCCGACACCGCCGCGCAGGATCTCACGCTCGATCAGGTTTGGCTCACGCCGCGCACCTCCCAGTCGACGACCAGCTACTCGCGCCAACTCCTGGCGCAGTCGACGCCCTCGGTCGACGCGGTGGTGGCCAACGACATCGCCAAAAACCACGCCGTCGCGCTCGACAAAGCGGCGCTGCAAGGCACTGGGCCAGCGCCCGTCGGCATCATGAACCAGGCGATCCAGACGGCCGACTTTGCCACGACCTTGAGCTATCACGGCGCGGTCTTAATGGAAAACATGTTGCTGACGGCCAACGCCGGAGCCAACCGGGCCGGGATCGCGTACCTCGCGGATCCGCAATGGGCGCTCAACTACAAAACCACGGCGATCGGCACCGCGATCGGCATGCCCGCCTGGGCCGATAACCAGGTGAACGGCTACCGCGCCGAGATCTCCCAAAACATGCCCGCGGGTTCGTTTCTCCTGGCCGACTGGCCGGAGCTCCTCGTGGGCGAGTGGGGCGTGCTCGAGATCATCACCGACCCGTATGCCAAGAAAAAGCAGGGCATGATCGAAGTGACCTCGTTTCTACTCAGCGACGTCGAACTCAAACACCTCAAGAGCTTTGTGAAGGCCTCCAATTTTGGCGTGCTACCGCTGGTCGCGCTGGCCGCCAGTGCTGAGAAAACCGAGAAGGGAAAAAGATAGACCATGCCACCACCAGTCGAGATCGTGACTGACAAAGGCGCACGGCGACGACTCAAGTTTTTGCGCAAT